CGAGGATCTTCAAATCCTTGATATTGATATTGACCGACATTTTTTGAATTGTAGAAAGGATTTATAATTTCGTATTTATAATTTTTAAGATTATATTTTAATATCCCACTAGCACTATTTTTATAATCTCCGAATATACTAAAATACTTATCAATATTTTCATTTGTAATAATGTTTAAATTTTTCTTACAATTGAAAAAAGTTGTACTGGTAATTCTAGAAACTAATATCATACCATTATTACCCATTTGAATCGACGGATTATATATATATAATGGAATATTATCGGTTTTAAAACTATTCTGCGTGGAAAGAGGTTGTAAAGAGTTAGTTATAGGTAACCGATATATATTTTTAATATTTTTATAATTATTCTTTTTATAGTAGATATAGATGAATTGTAGTGTAAATAATAAACATATTAAAATAGTAATAATTATAACTATAATCATTTATTTATGTAAACAAAAACTAAAATTGAAAATCGCAGCGATTATTTATTTATTATTTTAAATAAATATGACTGCAAAAATTCAATACAAACTTAAACTTCTGCAAAAAAATAAGGAGGAATTATCTAAAATATCTCAAAATTTCGGCATTTTTACTCTTCAATCACCAGTAATAACTATGAGAAAAAGTGAAATTCATATAATTTTTACATTGGATCGGTCAGGTTCTATGGGGAATTCAGGAGGCGATGGAAATACATCTTTTGCCCATTTGATACACACAGTAATTAATATGATGAATTATTTTACGACCCTTTCCAATGAAATTTATATCACAATTAATATGTTTGATCATGAGATTGTGCAAATTTGTGAGCAATTGAAGGTTACAAAGGAATCTATAAAAACTGTTATCACAAATTTGCAAAATTTGTGGCCGCGTGGGACAACAAATATTCAAAAAGCGGTTACGAAAGCGGAACAGTCTCTGATGCCAAATATTCAAAATATTCATATTTTCATGACTGACGGTCTTCCTACAGATGGTGCAAGGAAAATGGAAACTATTGCTGCACATATGCCAAATATTAAGAATGATTTTATAGGATTTGGTGTGAATCATGATGAGAAATTGCTCCAAGGACTTGCGGATAGTGGAAATGGTAATTATCATTTTATAGAAACTTTGGAAAATGGTGGAATACTTTATGGGACAATTCTCCACTCAATTTTCTACGAATTTGCCCAAGATATTATAATTAGTTCAAAAAATTGCACATTCTTTGATTGGAAAACAAATTCTTGGGTAGATAAGTTATCCATACCATCACTTGCTTCCGAGCAAAAAAGAACGTTTCATATTCATGTTCCATGGGGAATTACAGAAGATATTGTAATTGATACAAGTTATATTGCAAAGGATGGCACTGTAATAGACGATGTTGTAAAATATGGAGAATATGATGCTAATCAAACAACAAATGAGGATACACGAGACGTTGAAGTTTGGAAATATCTATGGAGGCAAAAGACTTTGGAATTGATGAAAAAGGCCAAAACACAAACATTTGCAAAGGATATTTTGAAGGAGGCTGTGCTCAAGCTTGGTGAAAATATTAAAATATTTATGGAAAAATATAATTTGAATGACGATATTATGTTGACAAAACTTTGTGATGATTTGAGAGTTACTTTAGATAGTTTTAGCATTTTTGGAGGAACTAAGTACATTAATGGTCGCATATCATCCCAAGGTGGTGAAACCCTTTACACTCCAACAATACCAAAAAACACCCGCCAGAGGACAGCACCCCTTCCGGTCGGTTATGATAGATTTGTATCTCATAATGTAGGTGCATCCCAATATAGATGCGCGAATGCTGCACAGACCCAGATGATTCGTGGATGTTCGGGAGGTCTTCCAGTGAATATGCAGGGTAGATACGGTGCTATTCAACAGTCCCCCATAATTCCACCGCCTGCTGGAAATAATCGGAGAGGATTTTAAATAAACTTAGAATTAATTTTAAAAATTAAAAATGATTTTTAAAATCGTAACAAAATAATAATTAAAGATGGAAGATGATTACAAACAACTTGATCAAATTGAGCATATTCACCATAGACCTGACATGTATGTTGGGACTACAAGACCTCAAAAAGAAAAGAATGTGTGGATTGTTGATTTAGAATCTGCAAAAATTATACAAAAAGAATCTGTAAGATATTCTCCAGGTTTGGAACGGATTTTTGTTGAAGCAGTGTCAAATGCCATCGATAATGTTTGGAGAAGTAAAAAGAGTGACACACCTTCCACAAAAATTAAAATTAATATTGATAAAAAAACTGGAATAACTTCAGTTTGGAATGATGGTAAATCAATTCCTATCAAAATCAATAGTCAAACTGGTTTATATAATCCAACTATGATCTTTGGTCATCTGCTAACTTCTTCTAATTATGATGATAGGAAGAAAAGAATGACTTCTGGTAGAAATGGAATAGGTGTAAAATTGACTAATGTTTTTTCGAAAGAATTTAAGATCAAAGTATCTGATTCAACAACAAACCAGGTATTTAATCAAAAATGGTCTGAAAATATGAGAAAAGAGGGTGAATACAAAATAACCGAACACGAAGAAGTTCAAAATTTTACAGAAGTAACCTGGATACCAGATTTTGAGAAATTCAAATGCAAAGTCTATAGCAAAGACATGCTAAGTATTTATTATAAATATGTTTATGACTGTGCAATGGTAACTGGTATTCCCGTATATCTTAATGGGAAAAAAATCCCAATTAAATCTTTGGAAGATTATGCAAAGATTTATTTAAAAGAACCCACAAGAGAGATTATTAGATTTAAGACTAAAAAGTCGGAGGTTGTTTTGACCCCTAGTCAAACAGGGAGGTTTGAGATAATTCCGTTTACAAATGGGTGCTTTAATAAAGATGGCGGAGTGCATGTTGATGATTGGTCGGAGGCAATATTTAGACCGTTAGTTAATAAGTTTAACAAGCCTAAAAAACCTCATATTAATATTAAAGATATTAAACAGCATTTTAGGATATTTATTAATTGTAAACTTGTAAATCCGGAATTTGCAAGTCAGTCAAAGACTAAACTAACCGCGCCAAATGTTAAAACAAGAGTTCCAAAGACTTCGATAGCAAAGCTTTTGAAATGGAGTTTTTCAGAAAATATTAAGGATTTAATTAAAGGAAAAGAACTTGTAAATTTGAAGAAGATTTCTAAGAGAAGTAAATTATTTAAAAAGATTCAAGGATTTGATCCAGCAAATAATGCGGGTGGTAAAAAATCTGCCGAATGTACTTTGATTTTATGCGAGGGATTGTCAGCGAAAACTTACGCAGTTCAGGGCATTCAAGTAGGACATAAGGGGAAAAAAGGTCGGGATTGGTTTGGGATATATCCTTTGAGGGGGAAGGTTATGAATGTTCGAAATGCAAAAACTGAAAGTATTACTAAAAACAAGGAGATTAGTGATGTAATAAATGCGCTAGGAGTACAATTTGGAATAGATTATAGAGATGATAATAATTTTAATACGTTAAATTATGGGAAAGTAATGATTATTTGCGATAGTGATGTTGATGGGATACATATATCATCGTTAATTATTAATTTTTTTCACAAATTATTTCCGACATTGTTGGACAGAGATAAATCTTTTATAGAATCAATGCAAACACCAATTGTAAAAGTTTTTATGAATAAAAAGGAACACACGTTTTATAACAACTTGAAATTTTTGAAATTTGCGGAAGAGAATAAAGATAATAAATACAAGGTTAAATATTATAAGGGATTGGGTACATCGTCTAATAAAGAGGTGAAAGCAACTTTTGGGCAAAAGGTTATTGATTATGTAAAAGATGAAAAAACTGATGAAAATATGGATAAGATATTTTTATCTAAGGAATCAGATAAACGTAAGAGGTGGCTTGAAAATTATAATTCCAAAGATATATTTGAGATTGAGAATAATGAGATGACAATATCAGATTTTCTTGATCAGGAATTAATTAAATTTTCAATAGATGATTGTGGGAGAAGTATTCCAAATCTTTTTGACGGATTAAAACAATCTCATAGAAAAATTTTGTATTCAGTATTCAAAAAGAACTTGACATTTAAAGGTACTTCTATGAAGGTTGCGCAATTAGCTGGGTATGTTGCAGAACAAAGTAATTATCATCACGGAGAGCAATGTTTGTTTGATACAATAACAAAAATGGCTCATAATTTTCCGGGAAGTAATAATATTGAATATTTGTTTCCTGACGGGCAGTTTGGAAGTAGATTGCTGGGTGGAAAAGACGCGGCGAATGCTCGTTATATTTTTACAAAATTAGCAAAAAATACTCGAATGATATTTCCAAAAGAAGATGATGAAATATTGAAAAGGATTGAAGACGATGGTGATATTGTTGAACCGCAGTATTATTTACCAATTATACCGATGGTTTTAGTTAATGGGTGTAATGCTGGAATTGGGACAGGATGGTCTTGTTCTATCCCACAATATAATCCAATAGAGTTGATTGATTCTATACAAAAGTGGTTGAATGAGGAGGAATTACCTGAATTAAGTCCATGGTATAGAGGTTTTAATGGGGTAATAAAAAAAGTCAATGAGAATAAGTATATGACAGTTGGTAAATTTTCACAAGATAGAAATAAATATATTATCGATGAATTGCCGATTAATATGTGGACGGATAAATATAAGGAATTCTTAGAGGATTTAATGGAGAAGAAGAAGATTAAAAGTCTTAAAAATTATTCGACTCCAACTAAAATTAAATTTGTTATAGTTCCGCATAACGGGTTTAAGTGTAATCTTGATACATTGAAATTGAAGTCTTATTTATCTATTGCAAATATGGTGCTATTTACAACAAGTAATAAATTAAGAAAATTTGAAAGTGTAAATGAGATTATTGAGATTTTTTGTAACAAGCGATTGAGATTATATAAGAAGAGGAAAAAGAGGTTGTTGAAAACCTTGAAAGACAATTTGAAGTGGTGTAAAAATGAGAAGAGATTTATAGAAGATGTAATTAATGGTTATTTAGTGATATATAGGAAAGAGATTGATGATATTCAAAGAGAAATGGAGACTAAAAATTACGATAAGAAGGGTGAAAATTATGATTATTTGTTGAATAAGCCGATTTCAACAATGACTAAAAATAAGATTACGTTATTAGATAAAAAGATTGAGAAAATCGAGGAAGATATTGGAATAATTGAGGGGAAAAGTGAGAAAATGATGTGGATTGAAGAATTAAAGAGGTTGGTAGAAATAATTTAAGAGATTATATTTAATTATTAAATGGAAATTCCGCATGTTAATGAAATTCAAAAAGCAATATACGGTAAAAAACTTGATAATGATAAAAATACGATAGATAAAATGAATGTATATAAAAATAAATTGCAGAATGCAAGCAATGAATATTATAAAAATATAATAGACGCGGTTAAAAAAGCGATTGAATTAATGAGTAATGCAGAGAATAATGGGCATATCAGATTGAATAATGAAGACTTCAATAAATCTATAAAATGGGATGAGTATAAAAAAATTTGCTGGCACTGGATGCATTATGGTTTTATAAGAAAAGGTTGGAGATCTAGAGACATTTCTGCGTGGGACAGATTTGGTATTAAAAGACCTTTTATAAGAGCACAAAAGGACCTGAAAGAAAAAGGATGGTATTTGGTAGATTTATCAAATCCTGATAGATCTTTTGGAGTATATATTTATCTTTATAGTTATCCTCCTGAAAAAATGAAACTGTGGCATGGTTTAAATTAATTTTTAAAAATTTAATATTTAAAAATTAATAAATTAATTTGAGTTTTCACCACCCATGGTTACGAGAAATCGAGGGTCGGGAAACCGGTTCACTGTCACTGTCACTTTCACTTTCACTTTCAACGGGTTCATTTTCATTTTCAACACTAACGGGGACGCCTTCACTTTCAACGGGGTCATTTTCATTTTCAACACTCACAAGGTCGCTTTCACTTTCAACGGGTTCACTTTCATTTTCACTTGAATTATTTTTATTAATATTTTTTTCTTTTTCTAATTGTTTTTCTAATTGGGCTAATTTTTTTTCTAAATATTCTATAGTATTTTTTTCTTTTTCTTTTTGAAGTCTTTTTTCTTTTTTTTCTCGAAGTCTTTTTTCTTTCTCCATTTGTAAAGCAAATTTTTTCTGAGTTTCTTTATCCATTTTAAAAATTTTCGGTTTTTCCTCTTTCTTATAGTTATTCTGTTCTTGTTTGTGGTGATAGTATCCTTTTTGACTACAATAATCATAACTGGGTGTAGTATCTATGCGGAAATTCATTTTATTATTAATAATAAATTATTTAAATAATAAATAAAATTGAATTTAAAAACGTAAAGTTAAATATTAAGTAAATATGAAATTTGAAGATATTAAAGTTTCTACAAAGACTATAATTGCAATTACTAATTTGGAGATAAATATAAGCGAATTATTTAATTATTTAGAAATAACAAAATATATTGTTAAGAAAAAGAAAAGAGGTAGAAAGAAAAAAGATGATGTTGAAGATATGAATAAAGATATTGAAGAAGGGTCAATAATAACTTTAAAATACCAAGACAAACTCAAAGGAGTTGATAGGAAAAAAAAGAGGAATGAAATTACTAAAAGGAAATATTTTAGAAATGCATTAACAGTTGTTCTGGTATTAAAAGATGGGAAAAAAAATAAATTAATAAATTTTAAAGTTTCTAAAAATGGTAAATTTCAAATTACTGGTTGTAAATCCGTAAAGCATGCCGAAAAAACAGTGCAATATATTTGGGAATATATTGAAAAAAATGATAAAATATATAAGTTAAAAGAGCCACATTTCAAGATAATATTTAATACTGTGATGACAAATATCGATTTTAATATAGGATATTATATTAATAGGGAAAATTTAAACAAATATATAAATGAAAGTACTGAGTATAATTCTCTGTTAGAAACAAGTTTTGGGTATACGGGGGTTAATATTAAGATACCTATAAGGCAAGATTTAACAAAAATACAATTTCCTTATATTATTAAAAAAGACGGGGAGTGGAGTAGAGGTGAGACTGATGGATATGAATACATTAAAAAGAAAAAGAGATATAATACTTTTTTAGCATTTCACAGCGGAAATATAATTATGAGCGGAATGATTAAAGAATTAATGGAGCCGGATTATAATTTTTTTGTTAAAATTTTAAATGAATCGCGAGAACTAATAAGAGAAAAATTGGATATTTAAATTCGTAAAATTAATAATAAAATGAAATGCGAAATTGAGAGGAAAAGATTTTTATTACCAATATCTGTGGGATTATTTACAACTCCTATAGTATGGGATGGTGCGAATAATTTGATAGGATTTGGTTTAATGTATTTTTTGGGGATGTATTTTATATTATTTAATTATCCGAGCATAGGGATTTTTTTAAGATCTAAACCGCATTATATCGAAGACATAACAAATGAAAAATATAAAAGTTATTATATAGGTATACAAAACTTATTATTATCTATATTATTTGGTATAATCGTTGATAGTATAATAATAAGCGCTCATGATAAAGAATTAATAGAATTATTTGCGATATTAGGGGGGAATTTAGCATTGTTTATGAGATTGCAATCATTTATTGGTAAAATATTAATGATTGTAACTGATTATTATAGCGGATAAGAATTTTAAATTATGAAATTTAAAATTTAATTTGGAATGAAAAAATTTATTCTGTTAATATTATTAGTAGAATAAACCCATTCTATGGCTTCTGCATAATTTTTAATTAAGTGATAATTTGTCATAATATTTTTAACATTATTCTGGTTTATTTTCTTTATGTTGAATTTTTTGCCAGATATAATTGATGCTATACTTGGCAAGTAATCGTAGACTTCTTTTTCATCGTAACTTGTAAATATTTTTTCCAAAAATTTAATGGCTTTTAATATAGTTAAATAACTTTTATTATATTTGTTGGTTAAGTCGGCCGAAACTCTGTTAATATAATCTTCACCATCATTTTTAATATATTTAATAATATGACTACATAGACATGATAAAATGATCCATAAAGTTAGAATTGAATTATTATCTAGTTTGCCTTTATAATCAAATTTGAGAGAATATTTATGAAAAATTTTTGAAGATAATTTTTCAAATGATTGAGGGTATTTTTTTGTAGAGACTTGTTTTAAATAAATATTTTTACAAGGCAAGTAAATATTTTTAATAATATAATCAATTATTTCCGAATTAATTCTATCTATATTAAAATATTTCGCAAAAATAATAACAGTTCTTATAATATCTGTCAATCGGAGTACAAACCATTTGTTTAAAAATTGATCGGAACCACATGTATATATATGTTTGATTATTTTCTTCTTTTTTCTATTTATTTTATCTTGATTTTTTATCAGAAGAGATCTTAAATTCTCCATATTTTTTCCAAGTATATTCATACCATTATTCAAAGGACCATTTCCTAATATTATATCATTTGAATTGTATATTAAATTTCTAGGTTCAGTTGATATAAGCATATTTTGAAGACTAATATTAGAATTTTTACCAGCAAATTTATGATAATTAGCATCTTTAGCAAGAATAATTTTTCTATTTTCTAATATTTCATGCATTTTACTTTTCAAAGTTGAAATACTCTTAAAATTTTTGACATTTTTAATATATTTCATATTTAAAACTTTCTTTGACTTAAGATACACTTTTTTACTATTTTTAAATAATAATTTATAACAATAATCTATACCCAGGTTAGAATACCACGAGATTTTAACGAGAATGATATAATGAATAATTGAAGAATAATATTTATTATTTATTGTAAATAATTTGATATTATAAGGAGAAAGACAAAAATGTGTCGGTTGATTTACAGTTTCTTCAACTTCGTTATCACTGTCATTTAATTCTTTAAAAATAGGATTAAAAAATAGTTCAGTGTCTTCTGTACTTATATTTAAATCAGATGGTTCTTCTTTTATAGATATTTCTTCCGGTTCTATATTTTCTGGTGAAGATGGTTTGAAAAATCTTAAATACTCTATTTCATCCTCATCAATATATTGTTTTTCAAGTTCTTTTATAAATTTTACAAAATGATCGTCTAAATCTAATTTATCTTGTTTATAATATTCGTAAATCTGATCTATTAATTCGTTATCTATAGTATGTGTAGTATCATATAGAGTTTCT